AGAAGAGTGAAGAGACAGACCATTCAAGAATTGATTTAGATCATAGATGCCAAAGTCTTTAGGGAATTCTTCAGCAACGTTAGCCTCAACCAGAATGTTCTTCATTACCGAGATTGAACGTAACTTACTACCCTGCTTAAACAAAATAGATTGATTGATAGAAGAGAAGTTCTTGAGGAGACCGACAGTGGATTCAGAGAGTTTCATAATTAAAATGTTTCGTAGTTACCTTTAGGTTGATTGTTGATACCAGAGAAATGGTAGAGAAGGATACAATAGTGTATTGCCTTCAGAATGTCCATCTTTGACTTTCCACCCTTCTTGCCAAAGCGGGAAAGATACTTGATAGCATTAGATCTACAGAAAGGTTCTGCGTCACCAATACTATCAATCAGATCGAGTGTTTGAGTCTTAGACTCTTTAGAAGTATAGTGGGATTGATAAGTTCCTGACAAGTAATCACGAACTTCTTTTAATGCAATGTCTTCGTTGTACTTCCAAAAATGTACTGGTTCAAGATTTAATTTAATCTCATTAGATTCGGTCAATTCAATTTTATCCTCATTAGAAACAAGTGGGGTCCATTCGTACCCATCATCAGGTAAAGAATTCATGTAATCATATAATAAACTCCATGCGGTCATTCTATCAAATATCCTCCTCGTTGTCAACTTTCATCTCAAAATCAGCATCTACTTTATCGTAAAGTTCCAAGAATGAAGACTTGGTTTCATCATCAAAACGATTGATACAAACTTGAATTGCTTTACTCTTGTCACCAAAGATACTGTAAGCACGGACGATGTGAATCAAACGACGAGTTGAGATAACATCTTCGATACCACCGTCATAGAAAGTCTTACGAATGATGTCAGCCCAGTCACAGAGGTGCTTGCAGAACTGTCGGTCTTCAATACTAAGGTCTAATGCAATCCCTTCTAGAATTTTTTGTTCAGTTTTGGCTGTTGGATACTCTTGTTCGAGAGTAATACAGAAACGTTCTAGGAATGCCTCATTGAGAACGTTAGTTCCAATAAACCTACCGTCATCGCTGCCTTTACCTTTAGTATTTGCAGTTGCAATAACATTGAATCCCTCCTTGGGTTGAACAAATTTACCTGTCTTCTTTAAGAAAATACCTTTACCCTCAAGAATAGATTGAAGACACAAGATTTTATTAGATGCCAGGTCAACTTCATCTAAAAGCAACACTGCTCCACGTTCCAAAGCCTCGATGACTGGACCGTTATGCCAAACAGTTTCGCCATTAACAAGACGGAAGCCACCAATAAGATCGTCTTCGTCAGTCTCGATAGTAATGTTGACACGGATTAGTTCTCTCTTGAGTTGTGCACAAGCCTGTTCAACCAAGAAAGTTTTACCATTACCAGAAAGACCCGTGATAAATGATGGATAGAATAGACGGGACTGAATAATCTTCTTGATGTCTGTAAAATTACCAAACTTGACGAAGGTATTATCTTTTACAGGAATAAGATCTTGTTCTACTGCAGGAGTTGCAGGAGTGGCTTGATAGGTTTGTTCTAGTTGTTCTAGTTGTTCTTGAACGGTAAGATTCCACTTACCTCGACCAGTCTTATAATCGTCCAGTTTTTTAGTTACAGTCTGATAGTTGCAGTCATTCATCGAACACCAGGCACGAAGGTCACCAGAAGTAACATTTTCGCCATACAGTGATTGAAGAGAAGTAACGACGTATTCTTTGGTTAGTGCCATAATGTATGTGGTGTGGTCAACAAAGCTAATATAGTCCAAAACCACCAGTAACGGTGGGTGGTTGGGACAGTTGTCAAACTGGTCAGGAGATCAGGTTGACGAATTGACTAAGTACTTTTCTATTTAGAGACTTGGCCTTGAGATTTTTGGCAAATGCCGATTTGATTTTTGATTTAGATGCACCCTCATCAACTTCAAACTCAGTATCATTATTCAAACCGGTATCTAACATACCAAAGTATGAAGTATAACCAGAGTTTTTAATCTCATAGAACTTTTCTTTACGAATAACTTTCATAAGTTCATCACTCACCTCAATATACCGTCGTAAGAAAGGTTTGAATTCATAACTAGATGAGATACGAATACCAATAAGATTTACATCAGGAAAACTTTCTTTCAAATCTTTCAATAGAAGTTCAGTGAATTCATAATATTGACCAGGAACCTTATAAGTATGTCCAGTCCTACGATTACGAATATAATCACTAGGACTCATTCGAGCAATAGACATCTTGCCACCCATATAATCACATGTTCGGAATACTGGTAAGTGATTAGCTTCACCATCAGTCAGAATAATTGTGTTAACTTTTTGAACTTTATTCTTCATTTTAAATTGAGGAATAATTTGATGAAGACAAACAATTGCTTCGTTCAATGGAGTACCAGAAAGAGAGAAATTCAATGGAGGTTCGTAGTTTGCATTGAGTGAACATGAGTATGCAATTCGATACAAAGACAACATCTGTTTATCAAGTTCTGCCTTTCTTGTGTCACTAGTAAAGAAGTGAAGAAGATTAAAGTCAGGAGAAACTACCAACATATTATCTCTTACATCTTGATATTCAATGTCTTCAAATTTAGGCCTTGGATTATAACGTTGTTCAGTATGTCGGTTTTCAATGTAGTTGTTAGTGAATGCATATACATCGAATGGGATATTCACTTTCTTACAAAACCAAATCAAATTGAAGAGTTGCTTTATTGTAGAAAGAAGAGTACTACTCATAGAACCAGACCAGTCGAGAATAAAGATGAGACCATGGTTCTTACCGTCAGGCAGTACATTTACCTTCTTGAATAAGTCTTCATTGTATTTGTAGGTATGAAGTTTAGTGCAATCCAATACACCAGTCTTCGCAGTCAGAGACCGTGTGTATGCATCTGCAGACTTCTTACATTCAAACTCTTTTACAAGATAGTTGACTTCTTTTTGAGTAGATGATTTAAATTTATTATACTCACTGTCAACATAAGTAAAATCTGTTGCTCGTATTTTACGGTATGTTCGAGAATACTCGTCCCAATAAGTTTCTTCAGTAGAAAGTTTTGTCCAGTGTTCGCTTATCTCTTTATGACATTTAAAATTTGAAATGATAATTTGTTCTACATCAACTTTAGGAACTTCATGGTATTCAGGATTTCTACCTTGTTCAGTTATACCATTCAGTTCTTGAGTACCTTCATTAAACGATTGGTCTGTCTGAACTTGTGGTTCCTCTTTAATAGTATCTTCACTAGAACCTTCTGTTGAACTTTCGGTAGAGCCTGTGGCTTCTGGAGTTTCTGTACCAGATGTTTCTTCTTTCTCTGGTTCACTATCAATAGAACCTTCTTTGTTTTGACTAGTGGAAACATTTTTAATAGTCTCCTGTTCCTTTACTTCACCAATACAGTACTTGTAAAGAACTTCTGCGGCAAGAACTGCTTCATCAAAAGTTTCTGTTTTACCTACAATGTCTAGAATATCTTTCTCTTCACCATCATCAATAGGTACATTAATGAAGTTACCGACCTTATAGTAAAGGTTAATACGGTCAGCGAGATTCATATCTTGAATATTTTGCTCTTCAATCTCAAAGAAGTCTTGGTCAGAGAGTTCTTTATAACCTTTGTAGAAACTCTTTGCCAGACCAGGATATCGACGTTTCATCAGTTTCTCGATACGAGCATCTTCAGTTACATTTACAAACTGTTGAGGAACTCGATCTTCCCAGTCCCATTCATTAGGTGTATAAAGGGCGTGACCCACTTCATGACCCACCAACATATCATAGACACTCTCACTGGCTCGTTTCCACATAGGAAGAGTCAGGATTCTATTCTCTACATCAAACTGTGCGGTTTCAATATTACGATTCTCAACTAAAATATCTTCAGTGGCTAGAAGTTTAGCAAGTTGTGATTTGATTTCGTAGTTGACCATAGTCATTTCGTTTCCGATAGACATAGTATATAACAAAACCCGACCAAAAAATGGACGGGTCGTACAGTTCTATTATTGGCACATAGACCAATCCCCTCCACTTATTAGGTGAAGGGGACCTTGGTTTTAAACTCCTTGATCGTTTTTATTCGGTAAGAATGTGACGGCAGAACCTCCTTGCGGTACTATCTATAATTTCGCAGTCAGAAATACATTGAAAGTAATCGGTAACCTGATCTCTTGTCTCCTCGTTAGTTGACTTTTCGTCCCATTGCCATGATGCCAGTTCGTTCCGTGATAAAAGGTCTTTCATAATAATCTCCGTATCACTGTATTATATAGTCTACTTTGTGTTAGTTTACTAACATTTGTATATTTGTAATCTAACTACACTTTTCTATACTTTTTTCCATCTTTTAAGTGCTGCATGTCTTATTTTTTCTTTTGTTTCATCACTATGTTTTGTGCCCTCTCTATTATTACCTCGTTTTTTAGCAGCAATACTCATATTCATTTTCGCATCTATAGAATGTCTCATACCTCTAACACCATTAGCTATATTCTTCTTATGCTCATCTGTTAATTTTCTTCCTGTCATTGCAATGCTCTGTTTCTCATTTGATTCTGATTTTCGTTTCTTACCAGTTAATGCTTTACTTATTTTATCACAAGTTTCTTTTGATGCTTTCCACCCACTTTTTCCATCACCACCATCTGTAAGGTTTCTCAATATACCAGTATTATTATCCTTACGCCCAAATACACTTATCATATAGATTTCATGTTTGAGTGCATCCTCTTCACTGATATTATCTTTCAGTATAAGTATTCTTTCTTTTGGTGGAATGGGAGCGTGATGATTTTTATGTAAGTGTCTTCCAGATTTACGCTTACCCTTTCCAATATAATATGGTGTTGCATCTTCTCTTAAGTATGCATAAGTATAATAGTTTCTCATTACCTCTTCCAACTACTATACTATGTATAATTATTCAATACTACTAAATCCCTTAATCTTGCGAAATCGAATGACTTGATCAAACTTATCTTCAATGCCATCCTTGTGAGAAATAACGAACACATTTGTATTTGGTTGTCTGTACCGAATGATTTTCATGAAGTCATCTGACCCACTTCCATCCAGACTACTATCACAAACCTCGTCCAGAATCATCAGGTTAGTATTGACAGAGTTTTTGACTCTAGATATTTCTCTCCAGGTAAAGAGTAGAGACAAGTCGATTCTCATCTTTTCACCTTCACTAAAAGATGCGTAGGAAAAATCTTCATGAATCGGAGATTCAATCGTCTCGGTAAATTCACTATCCAATGAAAAATTAATGTAGAAGTCCATCATCTGGAGGTAGTTATTTACCTGTTGGTTGATGAGAGGAAGATACTTCTTAATAATCTTTGCCTTGACTCCACCGTCTTTAAGAAGACTGTATACGAAATCATGGTAGGAAATATTCTCTTTCCGTTTAGTAAGTTCATCGTATGTTTGATCAAGTGTACTTCTTAAGGTTTCTAACTTTTCATGTTCAGTATTTCTGTTCTGGATCTGACTGGTAACAGTTTGAATTTCTGATTCCAGTCCCCTAACCTGTTTCTGTAAGCTAGAGATCTGTACATTGAAAGAAGAAATGTCATTAAGTACTTTTGTTGTTTCCTTGGTAAGTTGATTGAATTGTGATTCTCTCAACTCTTCGTCTTTAATTGCACCTTGGAGTTGTTCGTACCCCTCACGCAACTCTTCTGCTTTATTTTGAGAATCACTAATTCTATTTACACGGAATGATTCTTCAATATCCTGGTCACAAGTAGGACAAACCGTATTTTCACTGAAGAATTTATGTTCCTTTACAATAGTCTGTATTCGTTGTGACAGTTTGCCTTTGACATTACCAAACTCACGAAGTCTTTTTTGAACTCCTTCAAATTTTTCTAAAGATTTATTGAGTTCTGCAAGTCTATCTTCTTCAGTCAAACTTTTCTTGAACAAATTTTCAATTTCTAGATTGATAGAATTGATGTGGTCAGTCTTCGTAGTAATATCGTCCTTACTTTGACTCTCAAGTTTCTCAATAAAGTCTTTTTGCATATCCACTTTATCTTGAATAGATTCTTTCTTCAACTGTAGAGTCTTTGTCTCTTCACGAATGATACGAATCTTAGATTTAATCAAATCATTCATCGATGAAAAGATCTTAATATCCAAAAGATCTTCTACAACTTCTCTACGACTAGATGCAGGTAGTTGCATAAAGGGAACAAAGGTAGAAGAACCCAAGATTACAATCTGTGTGAAACTCTTATAATTCATCTTGAGAACATTTTGTTCCAACCACTTCTGTTGATCGATTGCAGAGTGTGATTGATCTAACTCCTCACCATTACGAGTAATCTTAAAGATGTTTGGTTTGATACCACGTTGAATCTTCCACTCCACACTATTGACATCAAACTCGATATCAACTAAGCAACTCTTCTCATTTGTAGAGTTGATGAGTTGTGTCTTGTTGATCTTACGGAATGACTTTCCATACAAGACGAATGTCAATGCATCAAGAATAGTTGACTTACCCGCACCATTGGCACCAATAATTAGGGTAGTTGCAGTCCCGTCAAGAATAACTTCGGTTGGTTGATTGCCGGTACTTAAAAAATTGGCCCAGGAGATTTTCTTAAAGGTTATCATATTCTTCGTCAGGAGGAATTACAATGTCATTGGGGGTGATCACAGTATAACGGTGATCGTGTATTTCACAAGTTTTTATCATCACTTCATCATCTACTTCTAACACAGTCATTTCAGGATAACCAAGTTCTTCTAATTGCATAGAGTATCTTGTGGCATCATCCTCTTCCATGAAGATATAAAGAACCTGTTCTCCATCTTCATCAATAACAGAATATGCTCCTTCCTTTTCTTTACCTACGACTGTGATAATATGCATCAAATAACCTCACACGCTTCCTGATATATTTCTTTAATCAGTGATTGGATTAGTGGTTTATTTAACTCAGTTTCAGACTCGTCAATATACCGACTTAAAATAGACATGGTATCTTCCGACTCTTCTGCTTCAAACTCTCCACTCTCAACGAGTTGAAAGTTCTCTACAATCTTAAGGTCTGCAACACCAGTTGCATAAAGTTTGTCAATAAACTTTTCAAACTTCTTGATGTCACTTTTCTTTCTTACGATGACCTTGACGATCTTATTCTCATACTCTGTGGTATTGAATGTTTGATGGTCGGTATCCTCGTAGTAGATGTTATAGAAGAGTCTGTGAGGATTATTTACCGGAGTGTGTTCTAGAGATTTTGTATCAAAAAGAGTGAAACCTCTGGCATCTTTGACATCACTCCAGAACATTTCATAGGGATTACCGAGATAATAAACGGTCCCATTGTCGGATCTAGTGTGATAATGTCCCGAGAATACTTTTTTGAACTTATCAAAGGATCTACTGTCGTGACCATGGTCCATAACGATTTGACTGTTGACTTTGAACCCATTGAGTTCAAGGTGTCCCATTGCAACTGAACACTTGGTTTTGTCAATAATTTT